TAACAACCGCACAATTGAATTCCATCGCAAGACCACGTACCTCCTCTGCAATTGATTTAACAAGGTTGTATGAGTTAGCCGCCGCAGCACCACGTACACGAGCAGACGAACAGATATTTAAGTAATCAATAAAGATAATATCTGGAGTAAAACCTTTTTTCATTTTCAATTCATTTAGTAAATGGCGGAAGTGACCTACGTGAGCAGAACCTGTAGGATACTCTTTGATAACTAATTTACCAGTTGTTTTACCTTTATAACGATTGATACGTTTTTCATATACATCACGAGGAATTTCTTTTACTTCATCGATTGTAATATCCATAATGTTAGCATCAATACGTTCAGCGATACGTTCTTCTGCCATTTCCATTGTAATATACAGAACATTCTTTCCATACATCAAATGATTAGCAGCCATGTGGCATTTAAGTAATGATTTACCACCACCAGTTGTTGCCAATAGAACAGTCATAGATTTGCGAGGTAATCCACCTTTGGTTACCGTATTAAGCATATCAATATCAAACGGAATACGTTCTTCTTTCTTATGATAAAAGTCGTAACGATCGTCGGATTCTTCAAGGTAATCATGACCTACGCTTTGGTCAAAACTGATACCAAGAGAGTCTTGTAATAACTTAGGGATTGAACCTTTATCTAATTCCTTTTCTTCGCCGTCAAGAATGAGGATTGATTTTCTGATAGCATTATATAAATCTTTATTCTGACAGAACTTTTCAGTTTCATCAAATAAGAAATCTATATTAGTTTCTTTATCGGCTTTTAAAGTATTGACTTGTTCCATTACTTCATTATAAGAACTCTCGTTAAGATCCTTTCTTTTATCTAACGAGAGTTTGAGAGCCTCGATTGACGGAGGCTCCCTATATGTAGTAACGTAGTCGGAATAAGTATCAAAGATTTTGCGAAGGGACATATCTTCGAAATAATCGCCCTTCACAAATGGAAATACCTTTTGATAATACTCTTCGTTATGGATTAGGTTAGATAGTATCGTCTTCTCTAGCATCTTCATTCTCTACATTAATATTGGCTAATTTAAAACGTTTCTCAACATGTTTATTGAACTTAGGATCTTTAATTAATCCTTCAAAGAACTCGTTATCTTTTTCGATATCTTTAGCTCTTCGTTTTGGTTCAATGATCTCGCCTGTACTTTGGTCAACTATATTATACCAACCTTGGGTTGCTTTTGCTAAATGACCTGACTCTAAAGCCAATTCAAATAACGAAGACCATTTTTGAATACCAGAATCGTATAGAACAGTAAACGGTAGTTTAGCTTTTTCTTTTACGAAACGAGATTTTTCAATATTAATAGTAAATTTAAATCCTGCTAAATCAGTGCCATCTTTTTCTTGAGCTTTAGAGATGATAAAGATTTGGTTTGCAGAATAGTAGATGCCTGTACCACCCGATACAACATTCTTTGGAAACAATCCCATTTCTTGATAGATGTGGTTAATTGCGATACAAGGAATGTCACGAGTAGTCAATTTTGGAGTAATGATACGGAACAATGATTTAAGTTGTTTAGCACGTGACATATCAGCAACTGACTTTTCATTCATGGCATCTTCGACTTCTTTCTTAGAAGCAAGGTTACCAATAGAGTCAATCATAATAAAGACACGATCGCCTTTTTCAACTTGATCCAAACGTTTTGTGATATCGAACTTCAATTGTTCTACGTCTTCAAGTGGAATATGCAGTACACGACTAGTATCAATATCATAGCTTTCCAAATACTCTGGTGTAATACCATACTCGGAATCATATAATAATGCGATGCCATCTTCATACTTATCAAGGTATGCTTTCATACAATACAACGATAGTAATGTTTTGAAAGATTTAGATGCGCCGGCGACTACAGTCAATCCAGGGATTAAACCACCATTCAACGATCCGCTAAATGCAATATTAACAATAGGTAGTTCAGTTTGGATTGGATCTTTTTCATCAAAGAATGCCGATTTAGATAACACCGACGAATCCTTGATTGCTCCTGCCTTAAGCATTTTGTTTAGCAAACTCATTTATTTTCTCCATTCATAATTTCATATAATTTATCGGCAAAGGCATCGAGCTTTTCATAACGATCTGGCCAATAAATGTAATCCTTTTCAGGATTTGCTTTTAGGTTATTGATTAACGGCATAACTGCTTTGTACATTAACTGAGCACGTTCGCTCAGATCTTCAACTGAAGAAGTAAGTTGTTCGGTCTGCGTTTTGGCATCGCGAACAACTTCTAATTCATCAGCATCGACAGCAGTAAAACCAAAGTCAAAATCTAAAATATCGTTGGTTTTCTTGTCCATGATTGTTTCCTAGTTAGCCGCGAGCTAACTCTTTAAAGATTGATAAATCATCGTCATCATCAGTGGAGAACGGTGGAGTATCATCAGAAGGAGCAACTTGTTGTTCTGCAACTGGTGCACTCGATGTCATGCTACTTAAATCTAAACCATCATCGGCTTCGGCAGCAGCTTCAGCAGACGGAGTATAGCTTGCTGTAGGACCTTCTTCATCCAATGCAAGTACACGGTGTAGTTTGGTTTTCAACTCAGCATATGACTTGAAGTTTTTAGGGTCGATTAATTCTTGTAAAGAATGTTCTTGATTATAGATACGTTCTAGTTCAGAATCATCGTCAGACAGAGCAGAAGGAGAATCAAACTCTGACTTATCATAGTTAGGATAACCTTCGAACTTACGGATTTTAAGACGGAAGTTAGCACCTTCCCATAAATCAAATGGGTTGATTGGCTCTTCATCTTCAAACGTTGGGTTCATAAGATCATTCAATTTATCAAAGATTTTCTTACCAAACTGATACATGAATACTTTACCTTCATTTTCAGGATTAGCTGGATCTTTAATTACCATGATGTTAGCAACATATTTCAAGCGACGCTTTTGCTTACGAGCTTGTTCTTTGTCAGACTCAATACCAGAATTCCATAGTTTTGAGTTGAACTCAGATACAGGATCGTCTTGGTTAACTGTTGTTAGAGAATTCTCAATGTACCATAAACCGGTTGGACCTTGGAAGCCGTGATCCCATACACGAACGAATGGCATTTCTTCACCTGCTGGCGATGGTAAGAAACGAATAATGGCAAAACCATTACCTGCTTTATCACGTGTAGGTTTCCAGAATTTACCTTCATTAGGATCGGAATATGATTTTTGAGTAATCTTTTCAAGTTGTGAATTTAACTTGTCGAGAGATTTAGTGCGGTTCTTTTTTAGTGCGTCAAATGACATACGTATTTCTCCTGCGTATAGCGTTGTATTTTCGTTTTATATAACGGTTTGTTTTTAAAAAAAGCGATCTTTAACTATTGTCTTAAATCGCGAATTGTCGAATTCCAAGAAAGGTTTGTATTTCTTAGATAGTCTAATTATATCACATGCGACAAATTTGTCAACTAAATTCTTCTCCCAATAGGGAAAAATATTAGAAACGTGACATAATATAGTGAACGTCTCCAAAGATATCCGTTTTTGCAGATATAATTGCATGACGAACGGGTGTTGACCACTAGGACTTACAAAGTTCTTCTGATAATCATCATCTAACTTACTCAATTCAGATTTGAACGTATGTCCTAGCGAGTCAATTCGTTTCCTCCACTCAGTGTATCGTTGTTCTCCTTGAACGTCAAGAATATCACGAACCCAAGTGTTAGGTTTAACAATCATGTTAGCCAATATAACATTTTCATAATCATCTTTATTAGCTAACTTAGCGAAGTAATAAGCATCATTGCGAGTTCTAAATGTCTCGAACTTTGCTCTTACTTTGCCGTTGTATTTGTGGTAATCATAACCATCTGTTGTAAAATGTTTCTTAAAAGCAAGATATTTAATATAAGCTTGAAAGCCTTGCTCATTTAGAGAATTCGGTAATATCTGTTGCATCTTCTTGCACCATTCTTAATTTAACTGCTTCACTTTTTACTTTTTCTTTTAAGATAGACGATTTCTTTACAACCGACGCAACGACTTCAATTTCAAGACTGTTTTTTTCTGCGTACTCGATTAATGCTTCGATATACGGAATTCCACTAGATATCATATAAGATATTTCATGGTGTATCTTTTCTGGTGTCATTGCGACAACTGATGACATGATTACTCCTGTTGATTAATTTATGTAGCTATTATAACAAAGATTATAAAGAATGTCAACCAATTTTTTAAATTTCTTCAAAAAGAATGTTTTCTATATACATATCTTTTGCTTTGTCACTTATCCCCATTGCGGTGATAGCTCTATGTAGATGAGGGTTTTGTTTCTGATAGTGGCAATATTTATTCAAACCAGTTTTTGTAGATACATCCGTTTTGATGTTTTGCGCAGGCGACATCATTAAATATAACTTAATGATTTTCATACTAATTTCCATCAGCTGATCTAGTTCTGGCCCAGTATCCAAACCGCCAATTGCTAACATATCATCTGAAAAGATTTGCTGAGCCCATTCTGGTAATTTACGAGGGCGTCTCCATTTCAAATCTTTTACTTGTTCGTGGTATATCAATTGAACTGGATGTTCATAATCAGAAACAGAAGAAAGATCGAAGAATGATCCTGTGGCCTTTCTATGAGAAGCAACAATATCAAAACCAAGAATAGGATAGTTACATCCATCTTCAGGAAAGATATTAATATGCAATAGCCATTGCTTATCTATTTCAACTGTTTTTAAATGAGCCTTCCTAATGTTAGGTCCAGTCCAAAAGGTATCTGTCCATCCTTCAAACCCAGGGTTCTCAATTACTTCTTCGTAACGAGGATCTTCATAACGAACTAAATCATTATCAAACTCGGCACGAATTTCATCAGCAAATTTGTTTAGGTTAACCCAAAGTTGATTATCACTCATTATTATTTTTCTCCGATATTAAAAAATGCCGAACGATGCAAGACGGGGTAGCGAATCCAATCTTGCCGGTGGTCGGCACACCGATACGGCCTTAACCTAACGGTCCTAGGGCTGTATTATAGCGACTCATCGAAACATTCATCTGTTTCAAAGTTAGTCATTATTTCTTCAAACATTTTCTCTGCAAATCCAAAACATTTAGATGCTTCTTCAGCCATGTCATTATTCAATAGTTCGCGAACGCCTGCGATAAGATCTTTACGATTATCAAATTCGTACATCTTGCCTTGACCAGGGACACGCTTTTTGATAATCTGTCCACCATGTAAATCACCAAAGTGACGTACATATAAATGAGCTAACATCTCTTCATCTTTACCTTCCATTGCTAAAGATTCAATATATTCACGATATTCTTCAGTCGACTCTAATTCATGAATCAATTCATCTAATCCGTATTCATCTTCCAAATCTTGAAGATCTGCTAAAATTAAATCTGCTCTAAAGATACCTTCTAATTCCTTTGGAATTTTAACATGGTGTTCCAATACAGAATAGTTAGCATATTGAGCATGTAAGTATTCTTGATATAGCCTTGGACTAATTCTAGAGCTTAATAAGATTTCGGCGAACTCTGATCGTTCAACATTATCGTGGTGCTCTCTAGTTAATTCTTTTAGTTTTAATGACATTATTAATTGTTCTCCTGTGCCATAATTAGTCTTGCATTTAAAATCATATTCTCTACGAGAAGTTTAGTAAGTGTTGCGCTAATAAGTAGTTTGTCATCGGTCATCTCTAATACATGAGTTGCCATAATACGATATGCATAGTCTTCATCTATATTCGTATCAGACCAATCAAAAGGATCTCCCGATTCTACTTCTTTTGCTAATTGAACTAAAAGTTCAACATCTGGGTTGTGTAAAAATTTATTCATTTGATGTCCTCAGGAAAACCGTTTGCATCATCATAGAAATCATCATCAAGCTGATATCTATATCCAGTCTTTTTTACTTCTTTTTTCTTATCCTTGAACACTGCGGCTTTATTGAACTGTTTTGCGTACTTTGCCACGAAGTTTCGATTTGTATTTTTTGAAGACATATATAACCTCAATAAAGTAAAACATAATATAAAATAATGATGGAATGATAAGTAGAATCAACCATCCAGCATTGCCATAGTTGATTCTAAGATAAAATCCTAATGCAACTATAGTAACCGAAAGGATAAAGATCAAAGTCTTTAGTAACACGGTATAACCTCTTGAGTAGTTATTGTATTTAGATATAATAACACAGTATATATCTAATGTCAAACACTTTTTTTATTTTTTTATCGACGACCTTCGGTAAATGCAACAATTCTTTCAAGTCGAGCGAGTTTCTTTTTATTGCTAGGAGTTGCTTTCTTTGTTTTTAATCTTTCGATCTGTGCATTAATTGTTTCAATATAAGACATATTTTATTCCTTAATATTCTGGTTTCTTTTCATAAAGTTGACTATAAACTTTGAGCTTTTCTTTTTTTACTTCGACTTGCTCTATTACATTTTCCCAATCTATACATTCATTTTCTTGTAACCAATCGAGTAAACACATTAAATCGCCAAGTTCTCGTTCTAAGCTATCCCAATTATTTTTAAGGCCAAACCGTACACATTTAGAAGCTGCTTGTTGAACCTCAGCAGCTTCCTCCATTAATATAATTAAAGCTTCATCAACTACGTTATTCATTATAGGGTAATTGTTTCCGCTAATTGACCTTTGATTAAAACAATAGCATCTTTATATACTTCCACGTCATCACCAGCTCTACCAGTACCTTTGTATGTTTCAATCTTTAATGGTTCGTTGGTATATGGATTACGCATATATGCGCCACTGAATGGGTTTTTAATATATTCCATATTATATTTCATTGATAACCCAGCGTTTCTATTTACAACCGCCTGTGCAATTGGTTTTATTCCAGATTGACAAGTGCTATAAGAACTGCAGTGTATTTCAATAAACCAATCGCTCACTGGATTATCCATTTTTTCGGGATCTGTAATCTCAACAGAATAATCGTGACCTGCTTCTTTTGCTTTTTCTGACGTACATCTAACCTTTCCGTCTTCAGATTGTTCACCACATGGAAATCCTTTTGACTCAGCGTGCGCAACAGCTTCGTTGTAAGACATGCCTGCGTTAAATCCTAATGCAGAAAGAGGCTCAGCCGCAATAGCAGAAGTTGATAATAATAAAGATGTTGCTAATAATAACTTTTTCATAATATAAATCTCATTTAGTTAGTTGGTTTAATCAATTGTTTATATAATAACAAAACTTCCCTGTCTTGTCAATAGTTATTTTAAAATATTTACTATTTTTTCTGCAATGTGTCTAAAGTCTTTAGTATCATTACCGCGAGTAGTTTCGGCAGCGGTTCCAATACGAATACCAGATGTTTCCACAAAACTACGAGGATCATTTGGAATACCATTCTTATTCACGGTAATTCCGTTTTCTTCAAGTAGATCAGCGGCTTCTCTACCACTATACATAGACTCGCTTAGATCTAATAGAATGATATGACTATCTGTGCCATCGGTTTGAACTTTAAAGTTGTTTTCTTTAAATACTTCAACCATTGCTCGTGCATTATCAATAACACGTGCAGAGTATTCTTTAAATTCTGGTGTATTAGCTTCGGTGAATGCTTGTGCCTTTGCCGCAATGATATTCATCAAAGGACCACCTTGTGTACCTGGGAATATAGAAGAATTAATCTTTCTTGTATAATCTTGATTATTCCATAAAATAATACCACCTCTAGGTCCACGTAATGTCTTATGCGTTGTTGACGTAACAAAGTCAGCATAAGGTACTGGACTATCATATACACCACCGGCGATTAAACCAGAGTAGTGTGCCATGTCAACCATTAAATACGCGCCAACTTCATCAGCAATTTCTCTAAAGATTTCCCACTTGATTTGACGTGGATATGCACTTGCACCAGCAATAATAATTTTAGGTAAGTTCTCTTTAGCTAACGTACGAACTTCATC